TTGGCATCCTCACTGCGAGTATCCGTTAGGGTCGCTCAGTGCATTACAGGCCGTTGTTGTAGATAGTAAACATTATTTTTCTGATTAATGCAACGCACAAATCTCATCATCATGTGTCCGTTGACTTCAAACAAGTCATCATCGAATGTAAATCCACACCAGCTTAACCACATAATTGTGTCTGTGTGGTCAACAGGAACAAAGTTTTCAACCATATCATAGTTACCTTGCAGGATGCGTATTACCTCTTTGCACCCACGAAGGAAGGGACGAAAGTTGTTGTTGATGCCGCCAGTACCTAACATCCATACTCTAGCGGTGTCATCTGTTACAGGCACAGTGCCACACATAGCAATGGGATTTTCATCAAATCTAATTGTGTAAGTAAATGCGCCATCAATAGCTAATGGCTCACGCAATGCTTCTAAAGGCTCTAGCCCCATAATTAAGCACTCTCTCTTATCATTTAGACGCAAGTAGGGTGCTAGTTCATCAGCATCTTCGGGGCGACTTTTTATTAACGAGAGCCGCCCAACTCGCTTTATGACATTAACCATAAATCTTCTTAAACCCATCCTCAACCATTTTAATAAAGTTGGGGTCGCGTTTTGCAGGATTATGGTATCGGTCATCCATCATCATTTGACGCAACTGATCTTCTGATACTTGACCAGATGGTGTGTTACCTGCTAGCGGTGCGGTATCACGCATTGCGTTCATAATTGTTTCCAAAGCCAATACACCTTCAGACGTTTCACACATACGCTCGATTGCGCTTAGCTGTTCTTCTGGAAAGAATTGATTAGCAAACAAAGACACAGCCTCTGTACGAGCAGAAGCATTGTCTCCTAATTTACCTAGCTCTTCTTCATAGTCAGGCACACCCTCATTTAGCGCACCCAAATACATATTGATGCCTTCTGAAAACTCATCCTGATTGAAGCCGTTTTCATAAGCGTGATTAGCCCACCACTGCAACAGTTCATTATTAGTAGCTGACTCCTCGTCAATGCCTTCTGGTAATTGATAATCACCAACAGACTCTGGACGATTGGCATATGCTTCTGACTCAATCTCTTCCATAAAGGATTTTCTGAAGTCTTCTTCCTTTTGACCCAGCTTACTTTCCAAAGAAGAGTAGGCATTGGCTAGGTCTTCTGCATTTCCAAACTTCTCAGGAAGCCACTCAGGACGCTCAACCGCAGTCTCAGTCTGGACTGCCTCTGTTGGTTCAGCACTTTCGGTTGATTCAACTTGCGCTTCTTCACTCATTTTCTTTCACCTTATGTGCGTGTTTAATTCTGCCTTCGATAATACCAACGATATATCTTTGGCCTTCTGCATGACGTAGATGTGCATCAGACACACCTGCCCCATGTACTGATTCAATAGTAATTGAACGCAGATACTTCAATACTTCTTTGCCTAACTCACTGCTAAACAAAGAAGCTACATTCAAGGAAATGGTTTCGTCTACTTTTGCCAGACGCTCATACCCATCAAGACTGAGGTGCTTGCGGCCCTTGGTTTCCGCCAATTACTTGCTCCTGTGTTTGTTGCGACATCATCTGTTGTTGCTGGGCGTATTGTTGCGCCATCTGCACCAACTGTTGACGCTCATTCAAATCCCTAATTAGATTGTCTGGAACGCCAAACTTCTTCGCAAGATACACGGCAGTCTCTTCTGAGTTAATCAGAATGTTTGTAATCTCTGGCCCAAAACGACCCTGTACTAATTCTAAGAACCTAGCAACAGATGTAATGTCTTGGTTTGCTTGAGCTTGAGCCAAAGGAGATACAGACCGTACCTTTACTTCCCTGCCGTTTATAGTAGGCAGTTCAATCCTGCCCTGCTTCTTCAGTATGTAAACCACACGCTGAAGTACAGGTTGAACTAGCTCTGCTTGCAATCTTCCAAATGCTGAACCAATACGCCTAGACAGGTCAGCCATACGCTCCGCAACCTCTGTTGCAGATGCAGGTGTTCTGTCTGGATTGCCCAGCATATCATTATACAATGCACGTTTAATATTAAGTCTCATATCAGACAGCACTAGATTAGCCACATCAAAGCTACCAGCCGCCCTTATTGGTTGCAATCCTGCTGAACCTACAGCTTTAGGTATCACAGTCCCTGGAACTAGATTAATCGTGTCTGGGTTTACAACGCCATCGTCTTCCATCTGATAGATGCCAGAGATAGCCATCTGTGCATTTTCAAGTATTAACTCAATAGTAAGATTAGTAGTTTTGATTGCACTCAATGCGTTGATTAGTGGGCCACGCCCATAGATTTCACCAGAACACTTAGACCAGCGAAAACAAATAAATGGGTTTGAGCCTACGCCAGTATAGTTATCTTCAGCTATACATTCGCCTAAAGAAGTTTCTATTGCATAAAATTTATTAGCTTCTTCATTAGGCCTACTATAATCTTTACATACTATTTCAAGAATTTTTGTTTTATCATCTGGGCTTCTAGAGATACGGTCAGCCATCTTTGATGATATTTTATTCTTCTTGTACATATGCGGAATATCAGAATACCTAACCATACGCTCACGATAAACATGGTCAATGCGGTCGTCTGCCCCACTGTCTAGCACAACATGAGGCAAGGGTATTGCTGAAAAAACTACAGGGTGAACAGCATCGCCTTCTGACACAGCAAGAACGCCAGTGCCTACAGCCAAATCCATAAAGGATTCATGCACTTCCTGACCAAAGTTAGAGTTTTGTATTACTTCAAATACATACTCTGTTACTTCATCAAGTTCGTTATTAACTGTGTCACGCTCTTCATTCGGGACTTCGCTACCTGCTGTAAAATCCGCCCAGCGAGCAAAGTTGGGAACAAGACCCTGCTGTAGCCTAGACGCAAACTCTTGAACGCCAACCACCGCAGTTTCATCAAATATTTTGTCATCACGTCTTTCACCTGAAGTTTCATAATAGAAAGACTCTCTTTGTGGTAGCGCATATTCATAACACTCCTCAAACAAATCAACAAAGTTTTGCCGATGATGTTTTGCCTTTTCGTACTTTTTCAAGAACGCTTTAGAAACATCGTCAGCACCAGTAGGTATGATAGGCGTGTTATAATTTATCATCAGTTCATATACTCATTATAGAAACCCATGCCACCGCGAGAAGATGTAATCAAAGAACGGCGACCTCTGCCACCACGCATTCTTGTTACATTCTCTTGTAAGCGTTCTGACCTTTGAGACTTTGCTTTATCCGTTGCCATTTCCGCTTGCTGTGTTTGTTGTGCCTCTGCGGCAGTATCTCTTATTACAGGCTGAGACTTTGACTTAAATGGCCCTGCACACATTTGTACCTCTACATTCTAGCCCACAAACCTTGGCGACCCCTTTGCTTGGGCTTTCTAGCAAAGACATCATATTCTTTTCTTGCGGAGAAAGTAGGCGTTGGCTTTTGATTTTGCATCAACTGTCTACCTTCACCTGCACCCAACATTAGATATTGTAGTGCATCATGTATGTGAGAATACATATTTTTATCTGGTTTGTCAGCATATCTCTCACCAGAGACTTCCATACGCTTATACTGATACCCACCTTCAAAGCCTTTAATCAAGCTAGGACAACGCCTATCAATAAGAAAAGCTGGCTTTCCGTCAACCATTTTATTTAATGAAGCAGATACTGATTCCAAACGCAAGTCAACCGAGTTGCTAGGCGCAGGTATAGCACGAAGCCCAGCACCACGCATAATCTGGAATGGAGTTGTTTCATCTGTTTGTGCGCGGAAGTCACCAGCAGGGTCGCCAAATATATGCACTTCTAAGTGAGAAAAGCGTGTAGCGATTTCTTGACGCAACAGTTCTGAGAAACGCACTATCCCCATATCAATAGCTACAATCTCTGACTGTATAAGCCAACGACCACGAACCTTCTGCCCGAAGACAGCCGCAGGGGTCAGGCCAAAGTCAATACCAATATATAGTGGGACACCATCTGCAATAGGTATCTCTTCTCTTGCAATGTGTGTTTCAGGAACAAAGCTAGGATATACAGGCTTGCCATCCTGCACAGAGCCAAGACGGTTCATAACATATACATCAATCCAGCTTTTTGTTTTACCTCTCACTAAGTTAGAGTAGTAGGTCTTTAGCATATGTTTTTTATTTTCAGCCTTATCATTAGGCTGGTAATCTTGCACCTCACCATTGTTGGCGGTAACTTCTACCATGCCAGCAGGTTGTGTATAGAAGTTCCAGTTATCTGGCTTTACCAACATCTTTGCTTGCTCGCGTGGAATGTGGTCAGGCACAGGAACTTCGCCAGACATGATGGGCCACCAGTGGTCTTCCTCGGGAGCATTGGTATCGGCTATGACACCTGACCATGATGGCCCACCTTCGCGCATGGAAGGGAAGCGACCCACGCGCATTGTACACGCATCAATGATTGACTTCGGCACTTCTCGTGCTTCGTTAATCCAGATGCCAGTAAGTTCAAGCGACAACAGTTTCTTAACGTCTTCGGGTCTGTCGAGTGCAAGGAACAGGACTTCGAGGTCAAGGTCGTTCTTTTTAATATGATGAGTAAAAGGTACAGACCAATGAAACTTGCCCCACTCATTTTCAGGAAACCAATCCAGCCACGTTTTAATAGTGGTGGTTTTGAGTTGGGGGTTGGTGTTTCTAATAATCGCCCAACGACTACGCCGAATACCATCTTTGTTTTTCTCCTGCATCAAGGCTCTACGAAACACCTCAACACAGCAACCAACAGACTTACCAGAACCAACAGGGCCACGAATGCCACGAAAGAATATATCGTCTCTCATAAAGGCTTTCAGTACATCACCATCTGGCTTGTAGTTAAAGTTGCTCAACGTTGTTGTCCTTACCGAAGCGAATCATCTTCTCTACAGTCTCAGGGCCAATAACAGAGATAACTTTGTCAGCCTCGTAGTCTGTACAAAACTCTTTAGGGTGGTGAGCAAGGTGGACTTTCTTTACCACTTTGCGAAGTATGTCACGCTCTTCTACATTCAAGGTATGCAGGAAACTCATGTGCGGTGTGCCTTTGTCTTATTAGCAATGCCCTTTGGCTGTTTGCTAAACTGTTTGCCCTTACGAATGGCGGCTCGCTTGGCGCGAGTAGTGCGAGAGTATTCTGAGGCCGATAAAGATTTTATAGCAGATTCTGGTAGGTAACGCTCACCAGTAGCCTTGCTTCCTTGAGTGCTAGGCTTGCCTGACTTTGTGCGCCACTTCTGCTTTGTCCAAGCGCGTAAGGATTTCTGTGAGGGTGCAAGTGCCATTAGTTTGTGTACCCACCGCCAGCTTTCTTATAGAGCAGAGCGAGTCTTTGGGCTTTTCTTGCTGACCACTGACCGCTTGCTCCGCCCTTTGCTTCTCGTTTTACTTTGTTGAACAGCCTCTTTCTCAGGGCTGGCTTCGTGTAGTTCCCTGCCGCGTTCACCGCCATCCTTTATCTCCACTAGTCTTTTAGAGTCTTTGGTGTATGTAGCACCTGATAAGACACGCCCATCAGGTGTTTTGATTGTAGGGCCATCATAAGGTGTCCCATCCCGAAACTGATACTTAGGCATTCTTCATCTTCTTCTTTAGAATGTTCTTTTGAATAGCTTCAGGCAGTGTCTTCTGTTTTGCAGATAACAATGATTTAGCTTTCTTTGGACGACCCTTCTGTGAGCCGTATGTTCCTTTACCCATTGGCATCTTAATCTCCTTTTGCAATAAGGCTACGCTTTTGAATTCGTTTTATTTTACCTTGTTGTACCTTCAAAGCTACGTCAGCCCTCTCTAAAGCTTGGTCAAACTGCTGGTCGTTTAACCTTCTTGCTTCATTTATTCTAATTGCTTCTTTTCTTACTTTTTCTTCAAAAGCAATTTTTTCTTGTTCATTTTTAATTGACTGCTGTCTTGCTTTAAACACAGCCATCATCTCTGCAACTTTTCTAGCTCTAGCTTTTGTAACTGATGGGGGAGCTTTAGGTAATTTGTCAGTCATTATGCACTCCTTGTTTTCTTAGCTTTGTTCCTCTTGGATATTGCTCTGGCCTTTGCTCTTGCATCAGCTTTACTGCTCGCACCCCAAGCTTGAAGGCTAAGAAGTAGGCGAGTAGGCTTGCCTTTCTCGTCACGCTCTGGGCCTTTCATGTTGCCCATACGTGCTAAGAAGGAAGCTCTGCGAGGGTTGTTACCAGACTTTACTGGCGGCTTTAATGTGCCACCCTTATAAGAGTCCCTACCCCTTTGATTTAAACCGCCCTTTGGATTCTTTCCTGCGGCCCTAGTCCATGCTGGTGTTATTGCCATAATTACCTACGCTGTGTTTGTGAAATCATAACCGCTGTTAGTGCTACTTTTAGTCTTGCCACTGAATGGTATGCCACCAACTATAGGCCCACCATCATCACTACCAGTGTTAAAAACTACAAGAGACTTAGCCCTGTTACGCGCCGCAACCTCTGCGTTCTTCTTCTTATTTGCTTCTGATAGTTTGTAATCACTAACAATCATTTCATTGCTAGTATCTCTTGGGCCAACTGTCTGAACAGAAGGACTGCTAGAACCACCTACACACATAACGGACTTCTCCATAAAAAAATATATTTGAGACTGTCATATATAGCATAAGCCATAATAAACCGCTTGTGAAGCATAGAGCTTTTTTCGGCTATAACGCTTGTGATGGACTACTAGTGACCATAGTGTCGCGGTTTTTGGCCCCCCTGCTACTTAGCCGAGGTCTATACTCACCTTAATTTCCCCAGCGTGCATATGCAGTTGCTTGTCGGGCGGCTTGTAGCCAGCCCGATCGAGGATGTCCTTGCTAGCTTCTAGCTGGACATACTCGGACTTAGCCCCTTTGGCTAAGGAAAGCAACTTGGCGGCGGCTGTCGTAGCGTTAAGACCGAGGCTCTCACCCACTCTCTGCATCATGTACTGTTGCACGTGAGGCAAGCGCAAAGCCTTACTGGCTGTCACTCTTCCAGCTTCGCCCTCTGCATATCCAGCTTTGTGCGCGGCCTCTTTGATGGTGCATCCTTCTGCTACGAGCGTATCCACCAAAGCATATTGTTTGTCGGTGAGTTTTACTATGTCTGTCATTTCGTATCCTTGAATGACCCCCCCTTGTGTTCCCCCCCTTTTATGTCACGCTCGGAATTGCCTTGTCAACTCACAATGAAGGTATCAGGTTAGCATATCACTGCTGTCATCGTACGTTCATGTCCTCTGCACCAGCATCTGCGCTTGTAACTACCTGCATCTACGGCGGTGTTCTCTCAGTCACCATTCAGGTACAACGTCTTGATGCCTCAAGCTGTCTTACAATCTTGCTGTAGTTCTCATCTTGCCTACCACTGTCATCATCGGCACAAGCATCTCAAGTTGCTTATCTGCACTGTTCGCTTGCACGAAACCTTCGCTACCAGACACATACCAAGCTATCAGTCGCAAGGCGCAATCTATCTTCCGATTCATTTCCATCACTTTGCTAAAAGGCCAACTAAAAAGACTGACAGTTGCATCTTAACTTCGGTCAGAGCTTGCTTAGTCTCGTTTCCATCTGACTTCTTACCTTTCACAACCGTCCATTTAGAACCTAGAGGAACGCCCTTATCCGCACCAAGTGTCCTCATCTGAAACATATACTCAGCCGCCCATCCACATCCTTCCGTCTTGTAGTGGCATCCTCGCAAGTGCGAGGCTGGCTTTATTGTTGAGGCGAGGCTTACGCTCGCCATTGCAACGTTCGTGAAGGATGTGGACAGTCTGCTGAGTCTATGTTGCAGTGGGCCACATAAGGTACGGATAGTTCGTACCTCTAGAACCTAAATGGAGAACGTAAAATGACGAAGTCAAATGTAAACTCAACAGCAAACTCTAACCTCGTTAAGATGAAACTGGCAGTCGTGACCTACCACAAAGGTGATGAAAATGAATACGTCAGAAAGAATGCGGCGGCTGATGCTTGCTATGTATCTGGTAACTCGATTTCATACAAGCAGGAACAGATTGATAAGCAACGTGCGATACTTGCTTCTCTTCTTCCAGTGGAAGGACAAGAAGTTCCTACAGTCAAGCTTGAAAGAACAGCTCTCATCCTAAAGTCGATGAACGCTGAGATGGATGAGCTTCAAGAACGACACGCCGCAGACTTGGAAGTTTACAAGCTGGTTACTAGCGAAGATTACCTGAAGCGTCCGAAGTCAACAGGATACGCTAACGCCGAC